TGTAACCTTTTCTTTTCTATCTTTTTAAATAATTCTTTTCTTACTACACCATGTGTACTTGTACCTGTAATAGGTCTAGGATCAAGAACAATACATGCCCAAGGTATTATACCATTGTTAATAAGTGTAGGATAAGAATGTTTTACACAAACAATTTTACTAGTAGGATTATTTCTTATGTGTGTTTTTAGTTCTTCTATATTTAAATAAGGACCACCTGATACAAGAATAACATTACCTTTATGTAAAGGACATTTACCTAACCATGTCTTTATAAGTTTTAAATTGTTTTTAATATTATCTCTAATAAAATCTTTAGGTACACAATCACGAGGATTAACTACAATAGGTACACTTAATAAACTTTTAGGTATATCAGGAAGAGATTTATCATGTAGTATAAGTGCCATGTGTGTAAAGCCACCACCACGTACTCTATCTTGAGAAGGAATAATCCATCTACGTATAGTCTTATGACCTTTTAATCTGTCAGTTAAAGTATTTGTACCATGATATTTTTTATCAGGAATATTTTTGTCATCATCTTCTCTGAAGAAGTTATCTACCATAACAACAGGAATATGTTTTAAATTTTGATAGTCACTTTCTGTAGTCTTAATACTATTACCACCACCTATTAAAGCAAAGTCTGCATCTAAATCAGTACGATCTTTTAGTATATCTCTGGAGTTACCTTTACCTAATTCAAACGTAAAGACTTTCTTTTTCTCCATCATTTTTGCTCTAAACTCTTGTAGTCTTTTTATCACAGCAGCTTTAGTATTGTGAGCTTTAACATTAAATTCTTCTGCATCTGTCTCCATAGTACCATCTTCAAATAAATCAAAACCTCTATATAATATTTCATCTTGATTTTCAAAAGCAGCAAGAGCCATCTCAATAGCACGACCACCATTCCAAGTACCTACTTCTATAATAGATTTAGGTTTATACTCTCTTATAACATCAGCTAAATGTTTATGTCTTGAAGGTGTTATATCTTGAGAGGTGTGCTCTTCTGATAAAGAAACTAATCTGTTACCTTTAACATCTCTAACAGGAATAGTATTAACATTATGTATACCTTCAAAGTGTGTAATGTATTCTTTTATTTGTGGAACAGGTTGTATTTTCATACCATGAGCTTTGTATATATTTAAAAGTCTCTCTGTTATAAAAGCATCATTCCATTCTCTATATTGCAAGAGTTCTCCTGATATATAAGCACCACGTAAATCACCAAGTAAATCAAGAGCAGGTCTTTTATTTAAATTAAAAGCCATGAAAGAACAGTCAACATATCTTCCACCATCTATATCTCTTGCACCTGCAAAAGCTATATCACAAGCTTCAGGTAACATACCAAGTATATCATCAGGTACTAATCTTTTACTACTAACAGAGTCAGCATCAATCCATATTAACCAACCTGCTTGTGCATCTTTCTCTGATAATTCAAATGCATATTCTGTTAAAGCAAATACTTTATGTGACCATCTTAATGCATCTAGTCTCCAGTTATAAGGTATCTTACCAAACTCTGTACCATCATGTTCTTTATTTACTTTTAAAAATTCTGTGTATTCTTCTATAGAATCTAAAGGTTCTAAAGATACATCAGATTTAAAAGAATAATTTTTAGGATCAAGTTTATGATAATAACATTTTAATTTTAAACTAGGTTCCCAATTATTATCAATAGAATTAATAAGGTGATGTCCTGCAACCTTATATATTTCTTCATTAAAAGAAGTAACAAAATTTATTTTGGTCATATCATATAATCTTTCGTTGGATCAATCATGTTGTTCATTTGTAACCATTGAGCATCATTACACCACTCAACTGCATACTTACCTTCTATCTCTCCTCGTGGTTTCCAAGCATTAAACCAAGGACCACCTGTTGTAAAGTGTACATTCTTTGCATCTAGTTCAGGAGAAGAGTGACTATCCAACCAATTCCATTCTTCAGGTATTCTACCTATGTCTGCTTCTTTATCAGGCAACCATTCAAAACCATGTAGCCATCTACCTGTTTGTGTATTAACCACTTCAGGTGTAAGTCTTTTATTTAATTCATGTCCACAGTTAAACATCATAAGACTTGACCAGTTCTTTCTACGATAAGGTTCTTGTACTTTACCATCCATCTTTGTAGATTTAACTGGTTCATATTTATGATGCACACACCATAGAGGATAATAATCCATACTACAAATATCAAACAATTCATTTATATCTGCACGAACATACATATCTGAATCCATAAATAAAGCTTTACCTTCATACATGTTTAAAGCAGGTACTAAAAATCTTGTAAAACTAAACTCTGTAGAAAAAGGTCTACCATCTATAACATCATAAGGTTGACCATCAATCATTTCAGATTCTCTTCTATATAAACCCATTAGTTCCACTATGTTTTTTCTAATTGGAACTACTCGTATATTTTTACTGGAAATTCTTTCCAATGAAAATTTTAAAACTTGATATGCTGTTTCTTCTTTTGGATCATACCCAATATAAACTGTATTCATTTAATCTCCTTTGGTGAGGGAGTGAAAGGAAATAGAAAACACTCCCTCAATTTAAGTTAGTGTATTGCTATTTCTTTTGGTTTTTGTTCTTCAGGTATGTTATGTTTTAGACTTACAGCTAATACACCATCCTCAAACGTAGCATCTTCAACCTCTACATTATCAGCTAAACTAAAGCGTTTAATAAAAGATCTTCGTGCTATATTCTTATGAAGATATTCTCCATTAGAATTTTTTGAATTAGATTCACCTTCAATAGTTAGATAATTATCTTTAAGGTTAATCTTTAATTCATCTTTTTTAAAACCTGCGACTGCAAGTTCTATACGATAATCATTATCACCTTCTTTAACTATATCATAAGGTGGGTAATCATTACCTGTTAAGCTATCATTTTTATGTAGAGATACCATATGATCCATCAAATGATCAAATCCTATAGCATATCTATTTATGTTATGAAATAAACTCATGCTTTTCTCCTTTCATTAAGCGAGTTATAGAACCCAAAATGGCATTCTATGATGTAATTATGACACACTTTACTATAAAAGTCAAGCATTTTTTTATAGTCTACCTAATCTATGAAAGATATTCATTAACTTTTCTTGTTCTTCTTTATCAACTGGAAAAGCATTATTAAGATAATATGTTATTACTTTTCTAATTAATCCAACATCTGCTGTAGCTAATGCAGGTTTATTTTCTTTTGTCATTATATATTCTCTTTCTTTATCTGTATAACTTAACCAATTAGTTATCTGCTCACTTGTTCTATGGCAACCAATACAAATATCATTCTCTAGTGTACATACACCAACACAAGGTGAATTGATCACACTCCACACATTCCATCACACTCATCCACTAATCCATTACCTTCAAATAGTTCTATTTGATTACTTGTTTTTAAATTTTCTAAATCAACTTGATCTAAAGGTTTACACGATCTGTGCAAATAAATTTTTGAATCTGTTTTTGTACCTCTTCTAATCTGTTTGTCAAACTTTATCACATCATCCCATTCTTTAGGATAATTATTTTTTAAATGTAGCCATTCAGTATTAGTTTTATATGGGCAGAAAGTACACGCTGATCTTGGTGGAACCTTATTATAATATTTAGTAAACCATTTCTCACAATCTTTTCTTTTTATTTTTAAATCAACTAATGGATAAACATTAGTAATCCATTTAATTTGGTTTGTACGCATACGAAACATTTCATCATACGAAATGCCCATTAACATCTCAACATTAGTTCCTTTTTTTCTATGTTGACCTTTCTTTAATCCTAATAATTTTCTAACATATTGATTAACAGGATTAATTTTATATAATCCTGTGCATTGTCTTTGTAACAAACCTTTTTTATTGGTATCTTTATTATGAGTAAAGAAAGGTATATGTACAAATTTATATTTTGTTTTTCCTTTTGCAGTATCAATCGTATCTTGTTTTAAATTTCCAAGAGATACTTTATAAATAGGATAAGATAACTTAGTTTCTAACCAGTCTAGCCAATCATATACTTCTTTAGGTTCGCCTTTAGTATCAGCAAATATTGCTGCATCTACCATAGGTAAATCACCTCGTTCAATCATTAATGCTAATGTACTACTCTGTACTCCTGCTCCTAAAGAAAGTATACGCATTATATATCTACCAGTTCACATACACCTGCAGTACATGCAAGTTCTTGTGATCCTTTTGTTGTATCTTCTGTTTCAAACTCTTGAAGTTTATTCCAGTTAATATCTGTAGGCATTTCTTTTGCTAACTTCTTATATGTTTTCTCATCTATATCTTGATAAGGTGCTTGTTGATATGTATGATCAGAGAAAGGTAAGAAAGATATACCACTTACATATTCAAAGTTTTCCCAACACCATGCACCTACAGGAATCCATTCATCTTCCTTAACACTTATAGTTACAGAAGGTTTATGTTCACACCAATGTTGTGCATAACATTTCCATATCTCTAATTGCTCAAGAGCAGACATATCTTTACGACATACTGAACCTTTAGGAGCCATCATAGGAAAAGAAAATACAGTTGTATGTTCTGGTTTTAAATAATCAGGTTCATTAGGTATACCAGATGCTTTCATAAACTCTGTTAATGGATCTTTATTATCACCTCTAACTGTTCTAATGTAATAAGGATTATGTCTTGCATGTATACCACTAGCACTATCAACTAATTGACTTACAGTACCTGAAGGTTTCACACAAGTAATAGCAGTTGATTGAGGTATGCCTAATTTTTTAGCAAGTTCTTTATTTGTATCTACTGCATGTTGTTTTAATACTTCTAATCTAGGAGCTAATCCATCAATAGTATTAAGCTCAACAGAATCCATAATTCCTGTCAAAGATACACCAAGTAATCTTTCTTCTTCAGTATTGTTCTGCCATCTCTTACGAAGATAACCAAAGTTTGTAAAGGTAGATTGTATTGTACCTAGTATCGTAGCAAGTTTAACTTTCTTTACGAGTGTAGTCATAGTATCAGTAGAACGACATACAACTTCAGTTAAGTTACAGAATTGATTAGGTCTTAATATAATTTCACTACAAGGATTAGTACCAAAATCCCAGGATGCATCTCTTCTACCATTCTCTGCAGCTTTTGCTTGAGCAGATGCTCTATTAAAGATACCTCTCTCACCTGATTTACTTTCATATAATGATAGCCATTCTTTCATAAAGATACCTACATCAGGTTTCTCTGTATAAGCTACAGAGTTATTAGCTAATGCTCTTTGTGGATTTTCATTCCACCATTCACCCATTTTAGCACCACGAATACGTTGATCAGATAAATTAGATAAAGATATAAGTGCTGATCTACGTACACCACCTACAACTACTACCTCACCTGTTTTACATACAATGTCATGGCATTCCATAGAAGATAATTTTCTACCTCTTGCTTCTTTAAATTTACTAATAGTAAAATCAAAGAGATCAACTAAAGGTTGTGGTCCACTAGCTCTACCACCAAAGGTTTTAAGTCTAGCACCTGCAGGTCTTACTTTTGTTACACTTATCTTGGGTATACGTGCAGTATATAAAAAAGAAATAAGATCTCTAAATGCTCTTGCCCATCCTTCTTTAGAATCAGCAACAGAAATAACATCATCTGTATTTTCAAACTCTTGATCAGGTATAGTAGGAAGCTTGTCAGCATACTGTCTTTCAACAGAGAAACCTACACCTGTACCATTCATAAGTATATATAACACTTCATCAAATGCTTTTGGACTATCAATAGGAATATAAGAACAATTATAAGCAGCAACATTCTCTCTATCTAATGCTCCACCTGCAGTCATTAAAGCTCTCATAGATGGCATCACTTGTAAAGAGAGTATAGCTTCTTCTAATTCTTTCCATTCTTTATCTTTAATTATACCTTTATAATTTACATCTATTTGATTTTTAAAATAAACTATAAGTCTACCTACAGTTTCAGTCCATGTCTCTCTTCTACCTTCTTCTTCTAACCATCTTGAATACCTAGACATATGTATAAATGATTGATATTCAGTAGGTAAATAATTACTTCCCATCATTGATGCCATTTATTTCTCCTTTCCATACTTTAGTTCTAATATTAATTCTGCATAATGAATTACTTTTTCTATATCTTTTCTACCTTCGCCTTTTGTTTTATGACGAGTTATGTATTTTACCACATTACCCTCTAAGAAGTCAAGATTATTTTTAACAATATAATCTATAGGTTGTATAGCACAGTTTTTATAATGATCTCCACCTATTTGTTTAGAGGTAGCATTATCATATTCATATTCATATGTTCCTTGTAAATTTCTTTTTAATAATTCTTCTTCTTTATTTCTTCTCTTCATATAATCTCTATAACTTTCATACTTCCATCCTCTGTCTTCAGGATTTATCCAAGACTCTTCTGATTCTTTGTCTGACATATTTTATCTCCTTTGAATTAATGACTTTAAGTGCGAAACTTCTTGTATACTGTGCATCCATACCTGCATTCTCACAGACATACTCAAAGTTATCACATGTTACACCTACGCTACAGAAAAACCAAGCACGAGCATTAGCTCTTTCAACACTTGTACGTGATGATTCTATTTTAGTCTTTTCTTTTGTAGCATCTAATAATGCTTGGAATATAACAGATAAAAATAGTAATCTTTCAGGACTACTCTCTTCATACTTGTCTATCTCTGTTAAGATTCCAAGATAGTCTTTGTTCATAGTCTAGTCTTCTGTTGTTATTTCATCTCTAAATGTATCTATTAACATATGTGCAGCTTCATCAGCACTTGCAGCTAACTCAACCTGTTTAATAAATTCATCAATCACTTGTGGATGTTCGCCTATACCCACAGGATTCTCCATGTATATACGAGCAGTAGCTAATGCTTTGTCTCTTTTAGATTCAAATTCAGCCAATGCAGTATCATACATTGCTTTCTTTAGTGACATCTTTTACCTCCTTTCTTTCTACAGGTCTAAAAAATTTACCACCTATATAATTATTGTAATACTTATGATTATCTGAACCTTCAACACAAGAAGTTAAAACATTATGTTGTACTTGATAAGCTAACTCATAATATTTTAAACTTCTTTTGTTTTTAAATTCATCAATTACTTCAAACTTAAAATTTTTCTTACCTATTTTTTTTATATCTTCCTTTAAATATTTTGAAGAACCCATATATGATTGCCAACGTGATTGTCTTTTAGACTTACCAATTAAATATTGTTTACATCCTATATATTTTTTTTCTGTCTTCAAGTTAGTAATAATATAAACAAAACCAAACTGTTCAAGATCAGGAGTAAAAGGTTTACCTGTTCTTAAATCTACCCAATGATTTTTTACCAATCTAAAACCTCATCTACGTTAGGTTCTTTACCAACATTCGTAAGAAACCTTGTACCTTTTGCATAATTAAAAGCACGTAGTCCTTTACCTTGATTAGCATCACTCCAACAAGTACGCTTATGTGAACAATACAAGCAACCAATAGCAAGCTTACGATTACCACTAACTCCATCAGGTATATCATCATAACACCTATCAGGTGGATTGTCTTGTTCCATAACTCCTTTAAGGTAATCAATTCTTTCTTTAGCATTTATCATTTCCAATGAATGAACAGGTGTCAAACATATGTGTCCATGTTGTTTATCAATAGCTAAGAAGGCAGCTTCTTTAACATTATTACCTTCAGCATAAGCTGAGATCTGTGCAATATAACCAAAAGGATCATCAGAATATAATTTATTTTTAGAAAACTTTTCAAAGCTCCTGCCTGATGCACTCTTACAATCTACAAGAACACCATCAATAACACAATCTTGATGTCCTTTTATTCCATTAACACTAACCTCTTTTTGTTGATCAGTAACAGTATGTCCTGCTAATCTACAAAATAATATCAACAAGTCTTCTAGTAAATGCCCATATAAAAATTTAATTCTTGTATAAGGTTCTAAAGGTTTAGGTTCATCTTTAGAATGTTTATCATACCATAACTGTCTTGTTGGTTTACCTATTGCAGATAATCTAAGGTTACGTTTTTGCGTAGGTTTTTCTTTTAAAAACATTCGCAATGTTTCTTTAACACTATCTGCAAATAAATCTAAATGTTTATCTACTTCTTTCTCATCTAAATTTGTTTCTTTTATAGGATCAAATAAACTGTATATATCTTTTACTAAATTATCTATTGATTTCATAATAAATAATGGAGAGATACTCGTTCAGTAGTACCTCTCCATCCTTTCATTGGTTAGTTAGAAGCGAAGGATAATTCCTCATCAGACTCATTACTTACAAAGCCATCAGGAACTACTTCAAAAGCTTCGTCTGCATCAGCATCAGAGTTGTAAGGTATTAAATTAGTTACCTGTACAGCACGAAGATCAGCAGATACTCCAGAACGACCTTTGAACTCCCACTCATATGTAGTATAGAGTACATTAACTTCTGAACCATTACCAATTAAAGTTCCAGACATGTTTCTTTTAGAAGCATCAACAACTTCAGGTGCTTTATTCATTCCACCATCTTTACGTCTAACTTTTCTTTTGATGGTAACAAAATCACCTCTGTCGTCATTCTTATTTTTGATGGAAAGACCATCAGCTTTAGCAACATCAGCATTCTTTTTATCAAGATTACCAACGTCAATAGACCACACACCATCTGAATCAAATGTTGTGTTTGGACTCGTTACGCTTGCCCAATAAGCGTTTCCTTTAATAACACTCATAACTGTGTTCCTTTCTTTATTATTAATAAATGAATTATGACACACCTCAACATTTTTGTCAAGAGTTTTTTTCATAATAAATGTTTTATTTAATTTTAATATTAAACTCATCTCTATTCTTGAGATAAGGTCTTGTTTTCCTTGATGTATTCTACCCCATGTTTTGTATTCAGCATCTTTATAACTTACTACTCTAGTATTTTTATCTACAACTTTGTCAGTTAATTCTACCAACTCTTTTGCATAGCACCATACATAGTCATGCTCTCGTTCAAATACAAAGTAATTACAGTCACCATACAACCAACCTTTCTTACCCATTGTATTTTTAAACTCAACAACAATCCATGCGTCATCAAAAAACCTGTTCTTATTTCCAGTTCTTCTAGCTTTTACATCTACACTAACTGTCTTATTATCTTTTGTTAGATAGAAATCTATATGTCTAAACATATTCTCTTGGTCATTTGCTATACCAACTGAATAACCATGCTCTTGCACAGTCTTTATAAATTCATTTTCTACTTGTATACCACGCTTAATATAATTAGCATGATCTTTTCTTCCTTTAAATTCCTGTACTAATGTGTCTGTGCCCATGTTCTTCCTACCTTCCATTCGTTATCCAAAGGACATTTCATGTGTAATTGTTTCTCTGTATCTTTCATAGCATCTTTTGTTAGCTGTCCAAATCTTTTAACATCTTTGTTAAGGACTTCAAACTGATACTCATCATGTATAGATGCTACAAGTTTTGCATCAACACCCATTCTTCTGATACGTTTAATCATATTGATAAGCCATACCTTACACACAACTGCACCTGCACCTTGTATTAAGGTATTCAAGGCACTATGAGGACTACGTATATGTAATAGTCTACCATCAATACCTTTAATCATACCTTTATTTGCAGCTTTTGTAACAGAATCTCTTACTCTTTTTAGAGCAGGCATACTTGATAAGAACTTATTAATTAATTGTTGTCCTTCTTTAGCACCTGCTCCTACTATTTGACCTATCTTAGATGCACCTGCACCATACATAAAGGCATAGATAAAGGTCTTTGCCTGGTCTCTATCAGTTAATCCTGCCATTTGCATATTGTGTGTATGTATATCACCTGTCAATAATATGTCTGTAAATGTAGCATCATTCATTAAATGTGCTAGACATCTCAACTCTAATCCACTTGCATCTGTACCCACAATAGAATGAGTGTAAGGATTATCAACTGTCCAACAATCCCTACACTCTTTTCCATATGGAGAACGAACTGCAGGTATCTGTGCCATGTTAGGAGAATGATGAGACATACGACCAGTAATAGTTTTAAGAGTCATAACTCTACCATGTACTCTACCATCTGTGTCATCACATGCTTCTATCCATGACTTAATCTGTGCGATACGCTTCTGTAAAAGAAAGAATCGTGAAAACTTTTTTGCTTCAGGAAGTTCTATAGTATCCAGAACTGCTTCATTAATAATTATATTTCCTTTATCTGTATGTTGTTTAGGTTTCCAACCTAGTTCCATTAATCTTTCTGCAATCTGTTGTCTTGATCCTATATTAAATGGTATGTATTTTGTTTTTGTTTTCAACTCAACAACTGTAGGATCAAAGGTAGTTACTGCCCACTTTTCTAAACCATTAGCTTCATCTCTTAATTTATTATATAAACTCATAGCTTTCTGCATATCTAAATAGAAACCATTCTTTTCTTGTTGATCTATAATCAAACGTACTTGATGCTCAAGATACACAGAAGATTTAGAGAAACCTCTACCTTCTTTTTGTAATACTTCAAATAGTTTATGTGTAATATGTACATCTTGTTTACAATATTCTAACATGTCTGGTGTATATACTTCAAAAGTATCTACATCTCCTTTAGGCATAGCCAATCTATTTCCCCATGCTTCCAGACTATGACCATTATCTCTTATGGGATTGAGTAGTTGTGATAATATAAGTGTATCCACTATTTGATGTGGTTTAATGTTAGTACCAAGCAATCTATTAAGCACAGGAGCATCAAAAGATATTCCATTATGCATAATAAATTGCTTAACACCTAGTGACCAATCTCTAAACCCATGTAGCAGGTCAGGAGGAAAAGGATAAACCTTACCTGTATCTACATCTTTAGCCACAACACAATGAACCTTTGTGGGATTTAAACTATCTGCTTCTATATCAACTACTGCTCTCATTATCCTTCCAATCACAATCTTCTGTTGCACCACACCAATTACACTCTTCGCCTTTTGCTATTTCCATTTCTGTTTCTTCAACAGGACAGTAATGTGTCCACATCTCTGGTTCATCTTTCCATTCATGCCAATACTCATTGTATAATATCATGGGAGTTCTATCACCTACCCATGCATTTGCAATATTAAATTGAGCAAACTCATCTGCTTCTTCCCATGTCATACCATCTCTTTCTCTTAGTATCTCACATATTTTACTGTAAGAATATACAAGCAAAGGTTGTTTACTATGCTGCTCTCCATATCCTATGATAGCATCATCAAAACCATCTATCTTCAGAGTTTCTTTTTCAAATATATCAAAGTCTATCAAAATGGTATCTCCTCATCATCAGAATTATTATCGCTTACTTCGTATGGATTGTCAATCTCTTTCATACGACCTGTCTCTTTATCATAAAAGAGATGTGTAGCTATACCTGTCTCACCTGTATATCTATTCTTTAAGATACGTAGTGTTGTGGTATTAGAAATAACATCATCTTCATCTTGCTGATTTCTTTCTAATGCTATAACACCATCAGATAGATGTGCAATAGATGCACTCCCTCTCAAGTGAGACAGAGTTACCTCTCTTCCATTCTCATGTCCAGTATCACCTGCAGGTCTACGTAGATGTGAAACCAATAACAATCCTATACCTGTCTGCTCTACCAAAGAACGTAGCTTTGTCATTAGAACATCAATAGATTTTCTTTCATCTCCATCATCTTGTCCTGATACAAGAATAGATAAATGATCAAGGAATATCCATTTACAATCCAATGCTTGTGCCATAAATCGTACTCGTGAAAGTATCTCGTCATTAGATATAGAACCAAAGTGGTCAAAGGCAAAGAACCTACCTGTACCCATAGTATTATCAAACCATGTGTCTAGTTGGTCTTGACTATAGTTCTTACGTATCTCATTAATATATAGTCTAGCATTTGCTTCAACAGACATGATATTAAATGCAGTATTTTTTGTACTCTCTTCCAATGCAAGTATACCTACATTATCATTTGTATTCTTTAACATATGATACATAAGCTCACGCATAATAGAAGACTTACCCATACCTGCACCACTTGTAAAGGTAATCAACTCACCAGTACGCATACCATAAGTCTTATCATTCAGTTTATTCCAAGGATATAAACAAGTCTCACAATACTCTTCTTCAAATAATGTAGACTTCAAATCTTTTAGATTGACTATACCTGCAGGAGTATAAGGTTGTGCATTCCACCATGCTCTTGAAAACTCTTCACGCTTACTGACCTTTAGATATTCATTCGCATCTTTGTATTCCATGTGCATAATCTTACACTTGTTAGGTGAAAATAATTGTGCAACCTTTTCACTTGCTTCTCTTCCTTGCTTGTCCATATCAAAAGATATAACAATATTCTGAAAGCTATCTAGGTATTCAAATGCTTTCTTACAATCACGTAATGCTGAATGAGCACCTGTCTTAACAGATACACATGCCCACTTACTACCTAATAATTCATAAGCAGACATAGCATCTACTTCACCTTCAGTAATTGTAATGTACTTACCATTAGGAGCAAAGATATTCTGACCAAACAATCCTGCATCAGTCATACTACCTTCAGTCCACATGTTTTTTGTAGCCACATCTCTTACCTTGTTTGCAATATTATTACCACCTTCATCAAAGTATTTGTAGATGTGGTGTGTATTCATATTACCATTGACTTTAACATCAGTATTATATTTCTGTGCAGTTTCTTTAGATATACTACGTTCACTCAACGCACCTAAAGTTCCTACAGTTTTTATAACACTTTCTGTTTTCATTGGTATAACTTTTTCTGCTTCCATTTTATTTCCTTTGCTATTAAAATGTGTACCACATACAAAACAATGACTATAACCTTCCTTATGTTGTACGTTACCATCACTTGATCCACAATTAGGACAAGGACCTCTATCTAACCATTGTTTATCCATAGTATTAATCCAAATCATCTAAAGTATTATCATATAAATCTTCAACAAAGTCAAGCTTATCTTCCATTACTTCTTTCGTATCTTGTTTGGCTAATGATTTAGCTTCTCCCATATCATAACCTTCAGCAAGATATTCTTTTAGAAACTCACGATAAACTTGACGTTGCTCTCTTTCCCAAAGTTCTTTGCTAGTCATTTTTCCTCTTCCATGCTTGAGGATCATCAGACCATACATGATCTGCCCAATGCCAAGGATAAATATCCCCATGCATGTCTGGCTCATCAGATTTTCTAGGTGATATGCCATATAAATCTTTCATATCATCTATTAAATCTAATAGTTGTTCTATTTCCCAGGCAGTTATATACTTAATGCCTGACTCTCTATAACTATTTGCAAAACTATTACCTGAATTAAAAATATCAAGTAAACCTTTCTTTTGTTTGGCATTTAAAACCATAGCCACTTTTTCTTTAACTTGCGTCTTCATTATTTTTTTCCTTTCGTTGTTATAAACATCTGCTTCTTTTCTTAACCAATCAGTAAATGTATTAGTCATTCTTATCTTCCTTCTCTATGTGTGTTGCATCTGGATTTTCCACAGGCATTGCCCATCCATCTGCTGTTGTAAACTCTTTTTCTAAACCTAATCTGCTACGCAGTTCATTACATTTCTCATTCAATTCTTTGATGCGTATGTATGCATCTCGTAACTGTCTTTGTAAATCTTTAACATTTTTTCTGAGTATTTCTTTTTCTGTCATTATCTCTACTATCCTTTTATTATTTATCAGGTGTAATATTTACAGCAGTTGAAAGCTGTTCCTTTAAATGAGTGCATTTTATTTTTTCTACTATATCTGTAAATAATTTTTTACCTTCTTCATTAGAAACATTATGCCATTCTAATGACTTACCTCTTTCATTTTTACTAAGTTTTATTTTTCTATTATTTTTTTCACAAAAATTAATGAAATGTGTTTGCATAAAATGTTCATTTATAATTAAATCATCTGTTAAATGATAATCTAAAACTTTACATTCTTCTAAGTTTGAACTATTAAATTGACTTAACCTGGCTTTAAATTTAACAGTCATTCCTATCTTAACCCAATCTCCCCATGTTTTATTTGTTAGCATATAAAGATAACCAAACTCTCCTTTTTGTAATTTAAATGTTGTTGGTTTTTGATATGGATTTTTATTAAACTCTTTAGCACTTTCTCTAAAGAAAGATATAGGAATATCTTCCACTTTCTCTACTATTTTACCTTGTTTTTCTAATTCTTTTTTTATTTCTTCTACACGTTTAAGAATTTTGTTATTTAAAAAACCAGTTTTACTTTGTTGAAACATTTTTGACATAGCTCTTCCTTTGCTATAACCTGCTAACTTAGAAGATAATGCTGCGTTTCCAGTTCGTGCATAATACTGACAATATTTTTCTTGTTTAGCTGTTAAAGTATTTTTATCATAGCGACTTATAGATTTTTTCAAATCATATTCTCTCTCTATTTGTTTATTTAGTTCTTTATTATTTTGTTCTCCTCGTAAAACTAAATTTTTCTGTGATTGTGATAAACCTTTTTCAAAAATTTTATCATCAATATTATTAGTTTCTTCTTTATTTTCTTTTTCATATTGTTCTTTATAAAATTTTATACGTTCTTGAATAGCAGAACTACATTGTAGTTTGTTTAATAACATATATCCATATACCCAATAAGATTTAAATCCTGCTAGTTTAGCAGACTGCGAAGCATTATTATTATTTGCATAAAATTTACAAAAGTTATCTTGATTTTTATTTAATAAAAATTGTTCTATTTTTTGTATGTTCATCTTTCTTATCCTTTACTATTTTTGTATGTAAAATAAATGTTTACCTATCTTTGCTATAAAATAAAATTCATTTGCCCATTTAGGACTTACATAAACTGCATGATAATGTGTACTACCTACAGTTGTTGCTAATTCTACGTTGTTTAATGCTAACTCTGCTATGTTATAAGCATCTTCTCTTGCTTTTAAATCTAGCATACGTTCTGGTTTTCCATCACAATAAAAAGAGAAAGCACATTTGTTTCTTACAATATATCCTCTCCAATATACACCATCATGCACAACTTTGCAAATAGTATTTGGAAAATCTTTTCTTTTCATTCTTTCTAATATAACATTTGCAACTGCAATCTTTCCTTTAAAACTTTCTGACCTTGCTTCATAATAGATAGCTTCAGCTAAACATTTTTTCTCTGTTGAATATTCTTCAGCCATTGAACTTATTATATAACAATAAGCAAAGATAATACCTATTATAAAATATATACTTCCTATAACATATCTCATTATTGCACCCTTAATATTTGTAACCCTTCATTATTTTCAAAAGGTTCTAGTTCTCCTAATCCATTTCTATCTAGTAATCTATCAATATAATCTTCAGCATCTTCCTTTGTATTAAAGAACATAGTATCTCCTGCAAAGGTTGCTAAAGGTTCTAATACTATATCTCTATCTTTAGATAAGAATGCTATGATATAATTACAAGTTCTTGTCATGTTCCTACCAATCCAAACGTACCTAAAAACATCATTACTATTACATACATAAGCCATAATAACACAATGTATTTACAAATGTCAAATAATATTTTAATTATTTTACCCATCATACGCATCTAACTCTACCCATTCTTCTCTCATGTTGGGATAGTCATACCCTGTCCTATACTTCTTATTAGTATACCAATCTGGTGCATCTCTGCCTTTCTCCCACTTGGCTATGTCTTTCTTATCATTCACATAATACTTTCTGTATGCTAATACACTCTCATCAGACGCACACTTGTATTCATCTGGCATACATTGTGGGTGTGGTGTCCTAATATTATCAAAACCTAATACACAATCACTTAATGATAAGTCCATGATAACTTGCTGACATTTATGTATCTTGTTATACCTTCTGGTATATTCAAAGCATAACTCCATACCATGTTGCCATAGCCAATCATAATGTCTTGCATCATCTCCTGCCCATAGTGTACATGGGTGGTTCTTGTGTGCTTCTTTGTATGGTACATTCATACCTTGTCCATACCTATGCCATACAGAACATAACATCTGTGCAGTTTCCAATGGCATCTTTACTATGTGCTTATCACATTGCATCTGTGCAGATATGATAGGTGATTTATCTAATACAAATATGTTCATTACCAAAAACCTCCACATTTATTTATATCTTTAAAATAATTTTCTATAATTGTTATCTGGTCTTGTATATGTTCCAAGTCTTGTTGTGTTACATCTTCAACTTCATCTAAACAACAAGCAATAGATATACTTGCTTCTTTTACTGCTTCCATTACTTTTTCCATTATATTTTCTCCACTTTAATTTCCCAAGCAAACTCTCCATCATCATCATGTGGATTTTCAAATAGTATAGCATCATTTCCATAGTCGTCAAGGAAATTTATATTTATTTCTAAATTGTGAGATTTTAAAAGTTTATTTATGATACTCACTCCATATTCAAAGCCATTAGATTTATAGCTATCATTGAATACTATCTCTGCTTTATCAAATTTTCTTTTCATCTGTACAACACTCCCATTTTAACTAACACATCTAATTCTTTTTGTGTCATCTCTTGTACTTTATATACTGAATAAACATCACCATTATACTCTTCGTATGTATTAGTATCTTCATCAAAGTTATCTTCAAATATTTCTTCATCATAACCTTGAGCATACACTTCTTGTATTATATCTTTATCTGTAATAGACTCACCATTTTCATAGTGTGCTAGACCATAATCTTTAAACCATGAGTAATCAAAGTTTTCATAATCACCAGATTGTATTTTAAATTTTACAAATATCATTCTTCATTCTCCTTTTCTAAACAAGAATTACACATGACAGAGTCATCAGGTAATCCCCACATTTCACCTTGAAAAAATGAACACTCATCTTCATAGTGTTCTACATGTCCACAGTAATCACATTCCATAGTTATCATTATACATTCTCCTCATTTAAATCTATTCTATCTATAATTTCGTCATGAATATCTAATTCGTCTGATTGATACCATTCACCATCATAAAACTTTTCTTGAGCTTCTTCTTTACTCTTTGCTTTTATTCTATATTCTGTCGTTACTGTAGCGACTGTCATTATACTGTAGTTATTCATCTTCATTCTCCTTTATTTCTACATCAGAAATATCTCCATAGTCATCAAGATTTTCATAGATTTCTGTTGCTTCTTCTTTGCTATCTGCTTCAATTAAAACAGTATGCTTTGTTGTAAATATATATTCATTCATTCTCAATCTCCAATGCTTTCATTACTCTAGTAAGTTTCTCTCTATCACGCAACAAGAGATTAAAAGTTCTTAACAGATGATACATATCCATATCACCTACATCTATGTAATCTTCTAATCCTTCTGACCAATGCGATACATCAAGAATATCTATTATATCAGAGGGAACTTTCTTGTCATCTATTGCGTGTATTATATCTATAACTTTATCAACTTTCATATTGTTCTCCTTCACTATATTGTTGGTTATCTAAATCTGTAAATCCTTCTTCTAATTCATTAGCAAAAGAGTCAATTGCTATTAAGTTGAATGATGAAATAATAGATCTTTCAAAAAGGATTGAAAATGACTCAAGCGTTCAAATTATCAAAAAAGAAGACGAAGAAGCTTTAGATATTATTCGTCATGATTGTGCTCACGTTATGGCTGAAGCAGTGCAATCACTTTTTCCAGGCACACAAGTAACTATAGGGCCTGCAATAGAAAATGGTTTCTATTATGATTTTGCAAGAGAAACACCATTTACTACTGATGATTTGGAAAAAATTGA